CTCGCGTGGGATCAGGCGGGCGCCGACATCCTGAGCGACATGGAGGCGATCTACGATCTGGTCTACGAGGGCCTGGGCGAAGTGGAAAAGATTGTGATGGCCCCCGATGTGTGGGCCGTGCTGCGCAAGAACGCCGACTTTATGAAGGTGCTGGATATGCGCAATGTGGACATGGGCGACATCAAGCAGAAGTATCGCGGCAGCGGACTTCGCTTCCTGGGCCACAATGCCGACGGCGTGGAGCTGTACAGCCTGTCCGGCACGTTCATCGACGACGACGGTCTGAAAAAGGCCGTTCTCCCCGCCGGTACGCTGATCGCAGGCGCGAGCGACATCCTGCGCATGCCCTACGGCCCCGTGACGCAGGTCGAAGAAGAAGGCTCCAACGCCAAGCACAAGACCTACATCAAGAAGGAGGTTCCGCTCCGTCATGGCAGCATCGACGGCAACAGCATCAAGAACCGCCTGACCAGTCGCCCGACCGTCATCCCCTTCAATGTGGATGCCTGGGCTGTCGCCAAGGTGAAGTAGCAAGGCAGGCTCGTCTCCGGCGAGCCTGCCCCGGCAAGGCCGGTATGGCGATAGATCGAATCATGATTCGATGCATGCCACCCTGAAAGGAGTAGAGAAATGTATATCGCAGTCAACTACATCGGCGGCAAATACATTCCCGGCGAAATTATCCCCGACGATATGCCGAGGGATATGCTGGACTGGCTGATCCAGGCCGGCGCGGTGCGCAAGGCCGCGCCTGACCCGGACAGCCAACAGCAGAACGATTCGGCGGCAAGGCAGGAAGCGGAAGTACCTGACCCCATTGACACGCCGGAGGATGCCGAGGAACCGGAGGACATCCAGGAGCCGGAGGACGAAATCGACGAGGACGAAGAAATCCCGGAGATCGACGTGATGGCCGGGATCGTGCAGGACAGCGGGAACGACGCCGAGCAGCCCGCGCCTGCGCGTAAACCCCGTACCACGTCCGGCAGCAAGAAAGCGCCGAAAGGAGGTAAAACCAAGTGAAGGTGCTTGAATTGAAAACCAAGAAGATCATCGACGTTGACGATGGTTACGCCGAACGCCTGATCCAGCATGGCATGGCGATCCTGCCGCCCACTGTCACCAAGGCAGAGAAGGAGCCCCGCAAAAAGGGTGATGCCTGATGGCCCTGAAAGATCGTATCGCGGATGACATCAATCGCGTGTTCATGAACATGGATCACTTTGCCGAGACCCATTACTGGAACGGCATAGCCATCACCTGCGTACCGGATGACGAGGACGCCTTAAAGCGCAAAAACAATAATGTGAATGACATCTCATGGGATAACAACACCCGTGAGATTTTGATTCACACTCCACTCGCCACCTTCCCGGGCGGCAGAGAACCGGAGCCGAATACCCATATTATGTTTGACAAGCACCCCATGAAGGTGCTTGAAATTCAACACAACATGGGCCTTTTGGATATTGCATTGATCGCGCTTGATCCAAGGGAGATGATGTAATGCGTTTCACTGAACGCCTGACGGCGCTAAAAAAATGGGTGACGGACGAGCTGTGTACAGGCAGAATTATGAAAGTCCCAGGAAAGAACATGAACATCGCGGACATCAAACACGATGAGCCGAGATGTTATCTGGCCTGGGCACCGGCCAGGATCGACCAAACCGGGCAAATGCGGGAAGACCCCGTAAGCGTCGTACCAGGCATACTGATTATGCCCAATCAAACCTACGCAAAGTACATGGAGGAAAAGCGATTCGACCGGTACAACAACATTCACAGACCGCAGGAGATGGGTCAACATCTTTCTGTGAGCATGTTGTTCAGCGTCTACGAACCAGGCATCCGATTGCCGGGCTTTATAGACAGCGTAGGAGAAAGCGGGCAGGGCCTTGACCTGACGCTCATTGAAGAGGGAACAGAGCAAGGACTGTTTACGCTGATGAACTGGATGGACGATTGTATTCAAAAACTGCTGGGGCAGAAGATGATTCCAAAGTCCGACCTGTTCGTGGAAGAAGCCGCTATGACATACGGCCTGTACACAGATCAAAGCTATGTCGTAGACAGGCGTCCGATGTACTATGGATTTGTAAACGCTTCATTTGGCTGCTATGCGGACGAGGGCACGAACAAATCCATCGACAAGTATCTCGAATGAGCCCTCCGAATCACAGCTTCGGAGGGCTTCAACCTGAAAGGAGGATTTATCCCATGTCTGATTATCTGCATGGCGCATACGGTCAGGTTCATGCCGTCGGAAGCCGAGTGCCCGACGAAAGCCAGAGCGTTATCGTATACGTCGGAACCGCCCCCGTTCACACGCTGGCCCTCGCGTCCGGCGAGAGCTATAACGTGAACAAGCCCGTGCTCGTCAACAATATCGCAGAAGCCCGCAAACTGTTCGGGTACAGTGATGATTGGGCAAGCTATACGCTGTGCGAGGCGATGCACGCCCATCTGGAGAACAAGGGTGTCGGCCCGCTGGTATTCATCAACGTGCTTGATCCCACCAAAGCGGCCCACAAGAACACCAGTCAGGTTTCCAACGACCTGACGCCCAGCAACGGCCAGATCGTCATTGCGAGCGCGGAGAGCATCATTCTGGAATCCGTCGTGATCCAGACCAAGGATCAGACCCCCGTCACCAAGGTCAAGGGCACGGATTACACCATCGCCTACAACATCGACAAGAAGCAGATCGTGATTACCGAGATCGGAACCGGCCTGGGCACTTCCGCGCTGGCCGTATCGTATTACACGATCAAGCCCTCCGGCGTTACCAGCGATGACGTGATCGGCTCTTCCGACGGGCTGGGCCTCAACACCGGCCTGTACGCCGTCAAGAACGTATACCCCATGACGGGTTACATCCCGTCCTTCCTGGCAGCCCCCGGCTTTTCGTGCGTACCCGCCATCCACAGCGCGATGTACGCGGTCAGCCAGAAGATCAACGGCCATTGGGACGCCTATATGTTCGTCGATCTGCCGCTGACCAACAGCGGAACCACGCTGACGCTGGAGACCGCCGTGACCTACAAGAACGCCAACGGATATACCCGCAAGAACGAGACGGTATACTTCCCGATGGCGCAAGGCACGGACGATAGGTACTATCACCTGTCCGTACTGGCGGCGGCCAACTTCCAGCAGCTTCTGTTGGATCAGGAGGGCATCCCCTATCGGACGGCCAGCAATACGGATTGCACCATCATCAAGAACCTGTACACCGGCGCGAGCGACACGGGCAGGATTTACGATGATGAAGTAATCAACAACAAACTGAACAAGAACGGCATCGCCAGCGCGGCGTTTGTCGGTGGACGCTGGGCCATCTGGGGTGCGAGCAGCGCCGAGTACGACCAGAGCAACGGCGACCAGATCAATGTCGCAGAGACCAATATCATGATGCTGTATTACATCAGCAACGACTTCCAGGCGCGTCGTTCCTTCGATGTTGACCGGCCCATGAGCTCGAACGATCTGATCACGATTGTTTCCGAAGAACAGGCGAGGCTTGACGCCCTGGTGAAGACCGGCGCACTGATCTACGCGGAAGCGCACGTCAACGTCGATGCTGACGCACGCAGCGACATCATGAACGGCGACTATTCCTTCACGTTCAACGTCACGACCACGCCGCTTGCCAAGAGCCTGACGGCCATTGTCAACTGGACTGACGAGGGATTCGTGACCTACTTCGATGAACTGGCCGCGTAAGGAAGGAAGGTGAATAAAATGCCTCAGAGAGTATACAACAACATCGAAGGCCACCGGGTCATTGACAAGGTTGGCAGCAAGTCCTATACCATCGAGGATGTGACCAAGATCGGTCTGCCGACCTTCAAGCATCCGACCACGGAAATCAAGAATGTTTCCGGCATGGCGATGGACGTGAACATGCCCAACACCACCCACCTGGAAGCGGCTGACTTCACGCTGTATCACAACAACGGCGTCAACTGCAAGTATCTCGCCACGCCCGAAAAGCACCAGTTCGAGGTCAGGACTGTGCGGCAGAAGTTCATCACGCAGAAGGGCGAGATTCAGCACGAGAGCGTGAAATACCGCATCACCGGCGTACATTCCGAGACGCAGAAGGGCGACCTTGAAACCGGATCGCCATACGGCAGCACGGAAAAATACTCGGTGCTGCGGTACGAGGAGGAGATCGACGGCAAGGTCGTCACCGTCTATGACGCCATTTCCGGCATCATCAAGCAGAATGGCAAGACGTATACCGACGTGATCGAGAGCATGCTGTCCTGACGGACGGCACAACGACAGGCGGCAAATGCGCGAGCGTTCGCGCATTTGCCGCAATAACCAGAGAGGTACAAAATGAGCGATAATCATATCACAGAACAGGCGGAAGCCGCATTGAAGCCGGAAACCCCCGGCACAGAGAAGGAAAAGCAGGAACAGACCATCGAATTGCTCAAAGAGCGACTGAAAGAATACAAGGCCAAAAGCGCAGAGTCCCAGGAAGCCATACGGGAGGGCAAGGGGCGGCTTCGCCTGGAGACGCCGATCACGGCGAACGATCAGGAGGTCACTGAACTGGTGTATGATTTCACCGACATCACCGGCATGGAGTATGTTGCCGCGATGGACAGCGACCCGAACGCCTTGCAGATATTCAAGATCACATACCGACAGGGACTCGCCCTGTTCGCCGCGGCTGCCGCCAAGCACACGGAAAACGTCGATTCCCGTGACATCATCGAGCGCATCGGCATGACCGATGCCGTGGAGGGCGTGCAGCTGGCAACCCTTTTTTTCAGCGCTTCGACGCGGGCGGGGCGTCTTCGTATCTCGAAAAAGTGATACAAGCCGGGATGGTCACGCACACGTCGATAACAGACCTTTTGGAACTGTCCATCAATCGCTTCCATGTCATATTTCAAGCGATTGCGAATGTGGTAAACAGACGAACCGATGGATAATGCGGCGGGATCATCCCGCCGCGTTTCATCGTGAATGATGGAGGACGGCAGCGTGGAAATTCTGTATCAAGGCTATGACATCACAGAAACGGCACATGTCAGGAAATGCGTATCCCATGACACAGCAGGCAATCGCTGCGATATATTGGATATCGAATTTGAGAACGCGGCGGGTTGGTATAGCTGGGGCCCGCAAGAGGACGATCAGATCATCGTATCGCATAACGGCTATGATACCGGCATCATGTATGTAAATACAATATTGCCGGAAAACGGCAAATACAGAATACTCGCCACATCGCTTCCGAGCGCGGCGAGAATCAAAGGCTATCAGAGTTTTACCCAGAAGAGCATTGAGGAGATCATGCGCGTCTGCGCCATCAGCAGCGGCATGGACTATCGCATATACGGCATTGATCCAAACACAGTCATCCCATACATACAGAGAGAAAACGAGGGATACGGCGCTTTTTTGCACAGATTACTCAAAATGGAGGGCGCCGCGCTCAAATGCGTGAACGGCAGATTTGTCGCCATAGGGATTGAGTACGCCCAGGAGCGCGACCCACACCAAACCTTTGCCGTGAAAGCGGACATGGAGGGCGTGGACTACCAGCGCACCGGCAGGCGCTACAGAACGCTTGCCATCGAAACGCCATACGCCACGGCAACGGCAGAAGATGCAGCCGTAACGGACAATTACTCCATCACACTGAACCACCCGCCAGCGGTAACGGCATTGCAGGCGGGGCGCTGGGCGCGTGGATTACTGCTGCAAAACAACCGGCAATTCGAGAAGCTGACAATATCAACAGATTACAACATTGGATTCACGGCCATGACCCGAATCAACATCGAGGACAATGCAGATTGCATGGATGCCGTGGGCGAATGGCTGATCGAAGAAGCGACTCACGACTTTATCAATCTCAAATCCTCCGCAACGATGCACAGATGCGTCAAGACGATACAATAAAGGGTGTTTATATGAGCTGCGATCATGTGAATTTCGGCGGATTCCTGGAACGGGGAAGGATCACCGACGTATCAGAAGACGGATATACCGTGGAATCGCTCGACAGGAAGGGTATCATCTCCCCTCCCCTGGGCACGCTGGGCATTTTAGGACAGACATTTTCGGTGAACGATATGGTTTTGTTTGTGCTGTTCCATGATGGAACAGGCAAGATCATATCCAAGGCATGAGCACGAAAGGGACGGTGAAAACATGGCGCAGACCCTTCAAACCAATATCGTCATCAACGCTACAAGCAACGGCTTTGGTGAAATCGGTAATACGCTGTCGGTGCTCGGGGCACAGATCGACGAGATCAGTCAGCATTTAATAAACTTCGGCAAGGAAAGCATCAAAGTCTACGAGGACTACGAAAAGAACATGGCCGAGGCGCGGGTTGCGCTTTCGACAATCTATGGCAGGAACACCAAGGAACTGAACGATGTCATGACCGGGCTGGATGCTGCGGCGACACAATGGGCAAGCTCTACGGTGTTCCATACGGATGACGTGAGCAACGCCATCACAGAAGCGGCACGCGCGGGTTGGGATTACAACCAGATCATGTCCGGCATACCCGTGGCGATGGAACTTGCCCAGGCCGGTTCCATCGACCTGTCGGACGCGCTATATTACATCACGGAGGCGGCCAAAGCCGGAGGCATCGCCTTTGAAGATTTGGGCAGTTTCGTGGACATGTGGGCCTATGCGGCCAACAGCAGCAACGGCAGTATCGCCAGCTTTGGCGACACGATGCTCAAACTCGGTTCCGTGATGAACTTTACGGACAGCAAAGAGGAACTGCTATCCCTTATCGCCATCATGCACGATACCGGCACCGAGGGCAGCACCGCCGCTACGCTTCTGCGCACGGCGATGATGAACATACTGGCTCCCAGCGGAACCGCAGGCAAGGTGCTTGAACAGTTAGGCGCTACAGACGATGAAATTAACGAGATTCGCCAGGACGCGAGCAAGCTGGAGGCACTGGAAATCCTTGGCGAACATGGCTTCTCAGCCTTTGACGAGAACGGACAGGCAAAGTCGATACTGGACATATTCAGTCAGTTGCGAACAGTGCTCGGCGAGATTGCGGGCAGCGAGGATCTGATCGACTCAAACGAAACGACCCTGGGAATCCTGGGGACGCTGTTCGGCAAGCGCGGTATCACCGGCGCGTTGAACATCATGAACATGATGGAGCAGGCCGTTGCGTTGCGCGATCAGCTTCTTGGCGGTGAAGCGGAAGGGTATGGAGAATATGCCGCAGGGACCATGATGGACACCCTGTACGGCTCAATAGAAACCTGGGAGAGCAAGGTCGAAAAGTTAAAACAAAAGACCGGCGAAGTATTATCCGAACAAGTTGAAGGTGTATTGGAAACCGTTGGCAGTATCGTTGATAACATTTCTTCCCTCGATACAGGCACGTTCAATGCACTCGTAGCGGGATTGGAAGTCATCGCCTTCGCAGGGCCGGGATTGATGCTCGCGGGCAGCGCGTTTAGATTTCTTGCCTATGCCCTGACGCCCGCAGGCGGCATCGGGCTTGGCCTCGTTGCTTTGGCGGCTGCGGCAGCGGCAATCCATGAGCTTGAAGAGGCTGACTTCGCCAGCAAATTCGGAGACATGGAACTGGACGCATCCGGCATCCAGAATTACGTGCAGCAGCTCGGCGATGATTTTAATAAGGCGTATGAAAAAGTCAACCAGTTTGCCCAGGCACTCAATGACGCCGTGACCGCCTATACCGAAGCCAGCAGCACATTCAAGAGCAGCCTGATTTCGGATATGCTCACGGACGTAGAGATCAAAGAAGGATCGGAGGAATACGCAAAGCTCACAGGTCTCGGCGAATCCATGATAAGCGCTGTGCAATCAGGCATCGAAAGCAACTACGAAATGAATAAACAGAGCATATTAAAATCATTCGTAGGGGGCAGCGATGCTATACAACTTGACGATCCGATTTGGGCGCAGATCATGTCCGTGATCGAACAGGGCTATCAGCAGGAAATTGATCGGGCGAATGAGCTGGCGGCACAGTTGCGGGCAGCCATGACTTCTGCATTTTCTGATGGACACCTTACACCAGAAGAAATTGCCAATATCCAGTCGATTATGGACGAACAAAACGCCTTGCTTGCCAAGCAGCAGGAGCGTGAATATTATCTTGAAAGGCAGCGCATATTACGCAAAGCCCAGACGCTTGGCTTGGATGCAATTAAAGAAGGTTCTGCGCTTGCAGAGAAAGAACGCAACGCCGAATGGGAAGGCTTAATGGATCAACAGGAAGGAGTCAAGTTCGACACAGAAGCATATTACGACGAAGCAATCAAAAACGGCTGGATGGTGCCGAATACTGATGGCACACCCGGCGAACATGCCGCCACAGAAGCGGATAAAGCAGCGGCAATGGCACGGCTCGAAAAAGAGCAGGCCGAAGAACGGTACGCATGGACGGGGAGATTTGGCGATTACCTTATGGGATTATGGACAGAGGGAATCACATCCAGCGATCTCAGTGGCGCATGGTCAGCTCTTGAACAACTGGCGACAGATTTCCGAATGGCCGGGGGCATGGTCACGCAGGACGCGGCCAATTTGTTTAATTCTCAGGTCGGCCCGAGGGAATCAGTGCAGCTCCAGGAATACTTGTCCAGTATGGTTGAGGCATTGGGAGGTTATGAGACGCTACAAGGGTACGCGGATTACTTTGCATCACACGGCGACCAGGAAATGGCCCAGCGCTATCAGATGATAATGGACATGTACGACGCGATGGGACATGGACCGACACAGGTTTCGCCGCAAGTCGGCACACAGGGCCAGGGAGATTATTCTGGAATCGCCGGGACATACCAACAGATCGAAACCCTGCTCAAAGGCGCATACGGCCAGAACACAACCATGACCCCGGAAGCGCTTTCAAGCTATATGCAAGAGCAACGCGGCATGGGGCTTGAACCGGATTGGCAATCCTATCTTGGGGACGAATTATGGAGCCAATTCAACGCGGCGGCACAGGCAAGCGGTTTCGGCAATATTTCGGATATGATCGAAAACGCCATCCCGGACAATGCCGAGATGAAAGTAACGCCCGAGGTAGATGAAGACGCCATTGATACGAACCTGGAACCTGTACCCTTGCCCATAGAGCCATATGTAGAGGGCACGGACGCACTGCAATCGCTACAGGATCAGGGCGTTGACGTAACTGTAGACGGCGATACGGCAGACCTGGAGGCAACTATAGACGGCGCGGACGGACAAACGCTGTTGGAATATGTCACCGGCGACAACTCCGACCTGGAAATGTCCATTACCAGCCAGGACGGCAAAACGCTTCTGGAGCATGTGCATGGCGAGGCGTCACACCTGGCTTCGGTCATCAGTAAATACGACG